AATCGTTTCCAGACCATCGTCAGGAGGGGCTAACATGCCGATGAAAAAAGGCTACGGAAAGCAGGCAATTGCAGCGAATATCCGGACATTGATTCGCGAGGGCAGGCCGCCAAAACAGGCGGCCGCGATTGCCTATGAAAAGGCACGCGAAGCGAGACGAAAAGCCCGATAGGTTCCAATCGTCTGGAATAGGCGGGTTGATTGTTGGCTGTGCTATTGCGACAGTGGCGGCATGGCACGATCAGCATCAGAACGTCTGGCGTTATTCGAGGGCATCCGCGACAAAGTGGAAGGTGCCCTGTTGAGTGGTGCGCCGGTTGTGTCCTATACCGTCGATGGGCAGATGGTTCAGAAAGAGGCTACCAGCACATGGTTGGCCGAACTGGACGCGAGAATCGCGGATCTGCGACGACAGGCATCAGGTGGACTCAGCCGGTCTCGGAACCTGGTCAGGTTCCGCAATGTCTGATCTACGCAAGCGAGTTGAACAAGCCGCAATGCCGACGCGTTTTGACCGCGTTATCGGCACCGTCAGCCCCTCTCTCGCTTCGAAGCGAGTGAAGGCCCGAATAGACCACGAAATCCGTTTGGCGATGGCACAGCGAGCCGCTGAGCGGTTCACTGCATGGGAAGCGGCCGATCATGATCGGCTACGCGGGGAAAAGTGGCTGGCATCAAAGCTGACCACGAACGACGCGTTGCAAAGCGAACTTGAGACGCTGGTGGACAGGGCAATTGACCTGTACAGAACCGACGTTTTTGCGGCCAGTGCGATCAATGGGCGAGTGGATAACGTTATCGGCGTTGGCATTCGCCCACAGTGTCGAGTGCAGCCGGAACGCGGCATCCTGACGCCGTCGCAAGCCGAGAATTTCCGAGCTACTGCTGAATGGCTGTTCCAGGAGTGGGCAGAGGCCGAGGGCTGGCATACGAAGCAGAGAATGCTGGAGCGATGCAACGCGATTTTCGGTGAATCGTGGCTGCACATGGCCGACGATGACGATCCGGCAAAGCCCGTCACGCTGACCGTTCAAGTGATTCACCCGCAGCGGATTCCGTTGTTCGGTTATGGCCCGTTGGCACCGACGGCCATTCGTCGATTGGGCCTGAGACTGAATGCCGCAGGAAAGCCGATTGCGGCCTATGTCACGAAGACTCTGCCGAATGATTCCTATGGGTATGACCTACGGGAAACCGAGGTCAGTCTGGACGACCTGCTGCACTGTTACGAAGAGCAGACACCCGGACAACTCCGCGGCGTTCCGTGGCTGGCACCAGCCATGCCGAAACTGAAGGATTTGAAAGACTTCGTTTATGCGAATTTAATCGCCGAGCAGGTGGCAGCCTGTCACGGGGCATTCGTCACTGGTGTGACTGATCCGGTGACGCTTGCCGAGGCCGGACGAAGCCGGAGCAATCTGGAAGACTTGGCCCCTGGCAGCATTCAGTATCTGGCAGACGGCGAGGGCATCACGTTCAGCGATCCGGCACGGCCGGGAACAACGCTGGCACCTTATGTCGAGTGGTCATTGCACGGCGTGGCAGCGGCGTTGCGATATCCGTATGAGTTGCTGGCGAAGCAGTTCACAAACAATTTCAGCGGTGGAAGACTCGCCCTGATTGATGGCCGGATCACGTTCAAGGTCTGGCAAAGCTGCCTGATTGAGCAGGTCTTCCGGAAGGTCTGGGCGAGGTTCATTGATCGGGCCGTCGTTCAGGGAATGTTGCCGGTTGATCCTGTCAAGTACGAGGAAAACAGGGATCACTTTCTTCAGCATCAGTGGATTCCGCCAGGGTGGCCGTGGGTTGATCCGCAGAAGGAAGTGCAGGCCGATATCGCAGCGATTGAGGCCGGTCTGACGACACAGACTGAGAGCCTGGCGAGCCGGGGTCGCGACTTCGACGAGACATTGCAGCAGATCGAACGCGAGATGCGAGCGAAAGCGGACATGGAAGCCCGCATGATGGCCTATCGTCAGGAATTGGAACTGGACACGCCAGACATGCCAGACGATCCGAACGACGATGAACAGGACAGCGGAGCAGATTACAGCAGCGTGGCCACGTTGGCAGTCGCCAAGAAATATGCGGGCATCGACTTTCGACCGCCAGCAGGCGTGCGAGCAGAAGCGAAACAGGGCCTTGAATGGCGACGTGAACACGGGCGAGGCGGAACGGCTGTCGGCATTGCGAGAGCCCGCGATCTGAGCAATGGCAAGGCCATGAGTCCGAGCACAATCGGCCGCATGGTCAGCTATTTCGCACGTCACGAAGTTGACAAGCAGGGCGAAGGCTGGAGCCCAGGTGAACCTGGTTATCCATCGAACGGCCGGATTGCCTGGGCATTATGGGGCGGCGATCCCGGCAAGGCCTGGTCAAACAAAGTCAAACGGCAGATGGAAGCGAAGGACAAACAATGAAGACAATCAGCACGCTGACTGATCCGGGCATGTTCCGGACTGATCGACTGCCGGCACCGCCGGTCAGAGTTGACCGAAAGGCAAACGTGATTTTTGGCGCGTCATTGATGCAGATCGGCAATCTCAACGACAGTGAAGCACGACCGTGGACCGTAGATGCGAAGACATTGGATCAGGCGTTGAACCTATCAACGCGAAGCCCGAACGGACTGAAAGCCCGATTCACTCACCCGAATATGTCCGCCGACGGGATGGGCAGCTATCTGGGCCGATGGAAGAATTTGCGAATTGACGGCGACACATTGCGAGGTGATTTGCACATTGCGGATGCGGCATTCACCAGCCCACAGGGCGATCTGGGGAACTACGTCATGGATCTGGCGGAGTCTGACCCGGAGGCGTTTGGGGTCAGCCTGGCAACGAAACTGGATCAGGCAGACCTGCAACAGTTCGCCAGCGCGAACGACACGAAACCAAAGTCAGAACGCAGCATGTGGCCGATGCGATTTCAGGCGATCAAAGCCGGTGACGTTGTTGACGATCCAGCCGCAACGCGTGGCGGGATGTTCAGCATGGACGCCGATCTGCGAGAACTGCCAGCACAGGCTACCGCCTTGCTCAGTACATATTTTGGCGATGCACCGCCCGACGTGGTCCGGGGCCGCATTGCAGCATTTCTGGACCGCTATTTCGCGAGCAGAGGAGATCAGCCAGTGGCTGAAGAAACCGAGCCGCAGGCACCTTCAGAGACGCCTGAACAGCCCGAACAGCCAGCAGTGGAAACACAGCCGGTTGCCGATCTGTCTGCCGTCGAAGTGGTGCCTGAGATTGTAACCAGCAGCACAGCCGATCTGGCACAGATCGAACGCGAACGCTGCAAGAAGATCCGTGCCCTGTGCGACTTGGCCGGACACGCTGACAAGTTCAACACGTTTGTTGACGCCGGGTTCTCTGTCGAAGAAACCCAATCTGCCCTGAAGGATCTGATGGGCAAGCGTGGCAACGTATTGGACAGCGCACCAGAACCGCCGGCAGACCCGAACGCAAAATATCGTGCGGAGTTTGCTGCACATCGTCACCTTCTGAGCGTTTCAGAAGATCAGTACATCCGCAGCCGTCGCATTGATGACGGTCTGGAACACCTTCAGAAGTGAGGAGAATTGAGCAATGGCAGTAACAGCAAATCAGGTGGTACTGATGCAGGATGCTGGCGACATCGTCCAGTGCAAGGCCAGCAACGTCAACCTGTATCAGAACACCTTGGCATTTTGGGACGCCTCAACCGGATACATCACCAACGATGACAACGCCGGGGCGAACGCCTTCGCGGGTATCGTGTACCAGCAGTGTGACAACAGCGGCGGCAGTGCCGGCGATAAGGTTGTCGAACTCTGGACCGAGGGTGTTTTCCGTTTGACCGGATCGAGCTTCACGCAGGCGACTGCGGGAGACCTGATTTATGCGTCAGACAATTTCACGATCACCGCCAGCAGTTCCAGCACCTCCCGGATCGGCCGGGCCGTGAACTACGTTTCCGCAACACAGATGGACGTCATGATTGACGTTCTTGGCTGATTCACTTTGACCTACTAAAGGACCGAGACGATGGCTATTGATATTGCATCAGCACAGGTCAAGCTGCGAGACCTGACCGCGAAGTTTGACAACCGAGTGGCGGCAGCAACTCCGTTCTATCCGTCTGTCTGCTATGACGCGTCCAGCGTGCGGACATCCGAGAAATACGGATGGATCGGCAACATGCCTGGAATGCGCGAGTGGCTGGGCGAACGCCAGTTTTCCGAATTGCGGGCCGCGAATTTCGTGCTTGAAAACAAGCACTGGGAAAGCAGCCTGTTGATTAAGAAAACCGATCTGGCAGACGACAATCTGGGCCAGTACGGGCCAGTGCTCGAACAGTTGGGAATCGAGGCCGCACATCATCCTGATGAGTTGTGGTTTTCGGTTCTCGAACAGGGCGAGAGCACAGCCTGTTTCGATGGTCAGTTTTTCTTCGACACTGACCATGTATGGGGCAGCAGCGGCACGCAGTCGAACGACATCACCAGCACTGTCGCCAGCACATCGGCACCGACTGTTGCGGAAATCAAAACCGCAATTCGGAAGATGATCCGAACGATGTTGGCGTTCAAGAACGATCAGGGCAAGCTGTACAACCGCCCGACGGTTGGCCGCCTGAATGACCTGACGTTGTTGGTGCCGCTGGCGTTGCGTGACCTGGTATATGATGCGTTGGAATCTGAGCTTATCAGCAACAGTTCAAACGTTGTTGTCGATCGGCCGAACATCG